AACCCGCTCGACGCCTACTATGTCTGCGAGCACTGCGGCGCCGCGATTCAGAACCATGACAAGGCCTGGATGCTGCCGCGATACGAATGGCGTCCCGATGTCCCCGACTACAAAGGCGATGCGATCGGCTTTCACCTGCCCTCATTCTACGCTCCGCCAGGTTGGATCACCTGGGGCGAGATCGCAAAGGCTTGGCTCGATGCTGGCAAGGATGAGCAGAAGCTTAAGGTCGTCAAGAACACCATGTTCGGCGAGTCGTGGAAGCCGATCGGCGAGGTTCCCGACTGGGAGCGGCTCTTCAACCGGCGAGAGAAATACGACCGGAACACGATTCCCGGCGGAGGCCTGGTGCTGACGTGCGGCGCCGACGTCCAGAAGGACTACATCCAGGTCGAGGTCGTCGCATGGGGGCGCGGCAAAGAAAGCTGGTCGGTCGATACACGGGTGTTCCCTGGTGATACGGCCGATCCGGATGGCCCGGCCTGGCAAATGCTCGCCGAGTTTCTGGACATGACGTTCGCCCACGAATCGGGCATGTCGTTGACGATCAAGTGCCTTGCTGTCGACTCCAGCGACCAGACCCAGACGGTTTACAACTGGTGTCGTCGCTATCCCGTCAATCGCGTGATCCCGATCAAGGGCATGTCCTCGCTGGCGGTCATGCTCGGCGCACCAAAGGCAGTGGATGTCTATGTTTCCGGGCGGCGCTCCAAGAAGGCGATCAAATTATGGGGCGTCGGCGTTGACATCGCAAAGGTCGAGCTTTACGGCTGGCTTCGCATGCCAACTCCGGAGCCAGCCGGAACACCGGCGCCTGGCTATTGCCACTTCCCCGGTGGCGCTGAAAGCCTCCAGGGCGGCTATGAAGAGGAATTCTTTCGGCAGCTGACCGGCGAGCAACTGCAGCAGCGCACGCTCCGAAATAAGCAGATCACCTATTAATGGGTGAAAATCCGAGACCGGAATGAGGCGCTTGACTGCCGTGTCTACGCTCGCGCAGCGTCGGCCATGCTGCAGATCGATAAGTTCGAACCGCACCATTGGGAGCAGATCGAACGCGCTATCTGGGGTGACCGGGCGCCGAAGACGCCGGCAACTGCAATACCTGGCGCCACCACGATACCGACCTCAACGGCGCCGAGCTACGCCCGTCCGGCGAAGAAACAGCGTCGAGTGAGGTCGGAGGGGGTGAAACTCTGATGGAAAACGATCCGGCGATCACATTGCCGCAAGCGCAGGCGCAGCTGGCGGCCTGGTTGGCGGCCTCGGCGGCTGTGGCCACCGGGCAGGAATACCAGATAGACGTATCGGGGACGAGGCGTAAGCTCACTCGTGCCGATGCGGGCGAGATCCGGAAACAGGTCGCCTACTGGTCGCACATCGTCAACCAGAAACGAGGGCGCCGCATGCGATTCGCCGTGCCTGTCGATATCTAGTGAGGAACCTCAATGTTTGAACGAGTGCGGCGTTTTGCGGCAGGGTTTCGCCGTGGCTCGAATGCCGTCGAACTGGCGAAGGCGGAGGCGGTCAAGGAGCTGGCAAAGGTCGCCGGCGAGGTGATGCGAAGCGCCGGTCGCACCGATGGGACGATGCGCGCCGATGGCGATTACCCATCGTCTGAGAACATCGGATCCTCGACATCGACGCCCGGTTATCTCGATACGGCGCACCGCGGCGCGTCGCAGAACACGCGCTCCTTGCTCAATTGGGGCGTGACGGCGCCCGTTGACGGTAATCTCGAGACCGTCTACGACATCTATGCGCTACGGGCTAGGTCCGCGGATCTGTGTCGTAATAACCCGATCGCGCGCGGCGCCGTGAACCGGAAGGTGCAGAAGGTCGTCGGGAGCGGCCTGACGGTGCACCCGTCGATCGATCGCGAGTTCCTCGGGCTCTCAGATGAAGAAGCAGACGAGTGGGAACGGGACGTCAAGGCGCTCTTCGACAAGGTGGCCGGCTCGACCGATCTCGACCTGCGCGGGACGGAGACGTTCGCCGGCCTGCAGGAGCTGGCGTTTCGCTCCGTGCTCGAGCGCGGAGAGGTGTTTGCGCTGCTGCCAGTCCGCAAGCGGCCAGGAACGCTCTGTAACCTGAAGCTCCAGCTGGTCGAGGCGGATCGGGTGACGAACCCTCAGCTGACGTACGATACGCTCTGGAGAATGAGCGGCATCGAGACGGATATCGACGGGCTTCCGGTCGCCTACTGGGTCGAAACGACACCCTCATGGCTTAACGTGGTGCGGACCTGGGCGCGGGTGCCAGCGCGCGGGGAGAAATCAGGGCGCCCGAACGTCCTGCACGTCTACCGTCAGCAGCGGATCGGCGACAAGCGCGGGATTCCGATGCTGAGCCCGGTCATTGAGACGCTGAAGCAGCTGAGCCGGTATACCGAAGCCGAGCTCATGGCAGCCGTCATCAGCTCGATGTTCACGGTCTTTGTGAAAACGCTGACCGGTGACAATGACGACCTCACGGCCGATGCGATGCCGCCGGCGCTCGTTCCTACCGCTGGCGATGCGGATCCGGGGCTCTCATCCGGCACGCACGTCAAGCCGATCGCCATGGGAAACGGCGCCATCGTGGAGCTGGCCGAGGGCGAGGACATCTCGACCGCCAACCCTGGGCGCCCGAATCCCAACTATGAGCCGTATGTCACGGCGTTGATCCGCCAGGTCGGCATGGCGGTCGACATTCCCTTCGAAGTGCTGATGCAGCACTTCTCGTCGTCCTACTCGGCGAGCCGGGCCGCGCTTATCGAGATGTGGGACGCGGTCATGACGCAGCGAGCATGGTTCGCGGACGGCCTATGTCAGCCAACTTACGAGGAGTGGTTGGCGGAAATGGTCCTATCCGGACGCATCAGGGCGCCGGGCTTCTTCGCGAGCGAGGAGATCCGCAGGTCGTATTGCCGGTCGGAGTGGATCGGCGCCGCGATGCCGCAGCTCGATCCCGTCAAGGAGTCGACGGCGGCGGACAAGCGCGTCGCCAGCGGCTATTCGACGATCGAGCGCGAAACGCGAGCTCTGAACGGGTCGAGCTGGGAGCGGAACTTCCGCCAGCGCGCCAAAGAGGAAGCTCTGCGCAAGCAGCTCGGGCTGGACTTCTCCACGAACATCAACCCGATCACCGGCGCCGATGATGGGCAGTCGGAATCGGACAGTGAGCAGGAGCCGCAAAGCGGCCAAGAGCCAGAAAGGGAGGGCGGTAACGGTGGCAAATGAAGATCCTGATGAGGGGACGCGGCCGTTTTCCGGAACGTTCCTTTTGCCGGCCGGTGAGCCCCTGCTGATCTCATCGGAGCTGGCGGCGCAGCTGCCGGAGCTGGTCGGGCAGTCGTACCGGGATATCCGTTCGGCTATGGGGGTGAAGGCGCGCGGCGGCAAGGATGCGCCGAAGGCCACCATGACGGACGACGGGCTCGCCGTGATCTCGATGATAGGGCCGGTAACCCGTTACGACGATTGGTGCGCCTGGTTATTCGGGGGCGTCTCTACTGATTCGCTCATGGATCAGCTGCAGGCGGCCATTGACGATCCCAGCTGCCGAGGGATCCTGCTGTATATCGATTCGCCGGGTGGCGAAGCTGCAGCAATACACGACCTGGCCGACATGATCTATCAGGCCAGGGAGAAGAAACCGACAGTCGCCTATGTCGACAACCTCGCAGCGTCGGCAGCCTATTGGGTGGCGACAGGCGCCAATCAAATCGTGATGTCGCCCGCGGCCTTCGTCGGTTCGATCGGCGTCGTAACGACCGTCTGGAAGGACAACTCCGGCCGGTCGATCGAGATCGTTTCCTCGAAGAGCCCGAGGAAACGTGTGGACATCGGAACCGACGAAGGACGGGCCGTGATCCAGTCAAGGATTGACGACTTGGCGGACGTGTTCATCGGAGCGGTCGCCAGGCATCGTGGTGTTGAGGCGTCAACCGTCGAGAGCGACTTCGGCCAGGGAGACGTGCTGATCGGAAACAAGGCAGTGAGCGCCGGAATGGCGGATGCGGTCGGAGATTCCCATGCTGCCTTCGCCGCATTGCGGGAGCTCGCCAAGCAGTCGGATGGCGATCAAAATCGCTGGGGCCGTGTCCCCGGCCCGAAAGGAATCGGTATGGAAATTAATACAGTTGAGCAGCTGACCGCGGCGTACCCGTCGCTGGTGGCACAGGTTCGGGCTGACGGAGCGGCCGCGGAGCGCGATCGCATCAAGGCGATTCGGGCGCTCGATACTCCGACCAATCGCGCGTTCGGCGCCGAGATGATCGACGCGGCGATGGCCGACGGCTCGATGTCCGCAGAGAAGCTGGCCTATCAGCTCATGATGGAGGCCGGGCGCAAGAATGCGCAAATGGCGGCGAATCGGGGAGCCGACGCGGCGCAGGTCCCGGTCGTGACGGAGAAGCCGCGGACGGGTGGAGCTTCTACCGCCGAGGAAACGCAGTCCGCCGAGCTCGGGGCCATGATCGCCGGTTTTGCGAATGGAAACCGGCGCCCGGGCGAACGGGCGCGCCGGAACTAAGCGCCGTCGACACAGCAAATATCGACCATTCGAGAG